TGAAAGAAATGAAAGATGGTGAGGACGAAGGCGAGAGATGTTACGAAGTAGAAATACAGGAGAAAGACAATGAGTAAGAAGTATGAATGGAAAGCAAGAGGAGGTTCAAAAGGTATTGTTGAGGCCGCTAATCTTTTGGATTTGATTAAGCAGGTTAATCTAGGTCTTATGAATGAACTGGGTTATTACCTAGATGAATTTACAAGCATAGAGGAGATCAAACCTAAAACAATAATGGTATGCAAAGAATGTAAAACGCAATCATGGACTATGGAAGATGTGAATGGGCAACCCATAACTGATTGGGCAGATAGACACGCATTTTGTTTTAAGTGTGGTGACTTCGCACATATTATTGAAATAGAGGAGAAAGACTAATGGATAGAAGCAAGATAAAAGTATTAGTGGCGTGTGAGTATAGTGGAACAGTAAGGGACGCATTCCTGGAATTAGGTTTTGATGCATGGTCTTGCGATATATTGCCATGTGAAAGTGATATACAAGATAGGCATTATGAAGGAGATGTCTTTGATATCTTAGATCAAGGGTGGGATTTAATGATAGGACACCCACCATGTACTCATCTATCTGTTAGTGGTGCAAGGTGGTTTACTGAAGGTAAGAAGCCATGGTATTTAAGAGATGAAGCAATAGAATTTGTGCAGAAACTTATGGACGCACCTATAAAACATATTGCCATTGAGAATCCAGTTAGCGTTATCTCATCTTACATAAGGAAATCAGATCAAATGATTAACCCTTATCAGTTTGGCCATAAAGAATACAAACGCACTTGCTTATGGCTCAAAGATTTACCCAAGCTGATTGAAACAGATAATGTTAAAGAAGCTACTGACAAACTACCACCTAAAGAAAAGCATAGGATTTGGTGGATAGGTAGTGGCAAGGGTAAAGAAAGGAGTATGTTCTATAAAGGTATTGCCAAAGCAATGGCTGAACAATGGGGAACATACATAGAAAATAGTATCAACAAGGAGAATGAAGATGATAACGATTGAGCAAATAAAAAATATTGTAAAAGATATTAAAGACGACATAGAGTGGGTAAATGATAGTCGGTCAATAGCTGAGTATCTAGGGGTATGTAATGGATTAGATATGTTAGTGAGACATATAGAGGAGGTGGCTAATGACTGATGAGCATACAAAACTTGAAAGCATACATAGTGCATTACAAGAACTACAACAGGACTTTAATATTCCTTATGACCATGAGCATTTAGAAATTGCTTTTAAGTTTACAGAAGATTTAAGAGAAGCACATTTTAGAAAGGAGCAAGACAATGACTGAGTACGACAAGCAAGTAGAAGATCAACAAACTCTTATCAAGCTGGAGGAATGGCGTAAGCATATCAAGATGATACTAGACGAAAAGAAAGAACCAGATAAACCTTGGAAGCTAGTCATTACTTTTAATGATGATAGCCAACAGATTGAATGGTCTAACTCAAACCATAAACAGATTATACCTAGTCCGCATGATGAAGATACTTTGATACACATGATGAAGGGTGAGGAATATGAAAGGCAAAGAAAATTATTTGACGAAAGGAGAAAGAGCAATGGGATTTAAAATAGAGAAAGATATAAAGATAGTAAACGAGAGAGCAACTTATAGAACTGAATTCACCCAAGCATTAAACAATCTTGAAGTCGGTGATCTTATAAGCGGCCTATCAAAAGTAGATGTATATAAATACAGGGTGAACTTCTATACCAAGAACTTTAAGGATAGGAAGTTTCAGTTCTGGAAAGATCCAGAGACTAAAAGATATCGCATACAAAGGATCGGATAATGACATTCGAGAAAGGAATGACCGAGCTTCAACGCTTGGTCAAGTCCCTTGAAGAAAACATATCAGTTGATGAAGCAATAGATTCTTTTGAAAAGAGTATCAAGGTATCGCAATACTGTGAACGCAAGTTACAGGACGCAGAAGATAAGATAGCATCTATTCTAAATCAGACTGATCCTCAATGAGATCCAGATCTTCCTCAAGAATATCCTCAACAAGATCTTCCTCAACATCAACAACTTCCTTAACAACTTCAGATGTCCCTAGGATAATCTGATTCTCCAGGACTAACTCCTTTAACCTATTCTCTAGCTGATCTCTACTCATGTTATCTATCTTATGTATCTTCAACTCTTTCCTATCCACCATAAGGCCCGCAAGTTTAGCTCTCGCTATCTCTGCCGTTACTGCTGGGCCGTATGACCCATCAGCTAGGGCAACATCCCTAATCTCTCCTAGCTTCGTTGCTATGCCCTCAAAAGTAATCTCATTCTTAGTACGCTGAATAGATTTCAGCTCCCTGATTCTCTCTTGCACATGAGCATATTGTTCATCACTTAATAATCTTGTAGCGGCCACGCCTGGATTTTCATATCCTGCAAGATGAGCACACTTCGTTTGTTTATAATCTTGATAGACCATAAGGTCGACAAATGTTTCCTGTTTTTTTGTTAGTTTTTTTCTATCTTCCATTTCTATATCCTTACTATATTTCTACTAGAGAATACTATCTCTGCAAAGTAAGAGGGTATTTTAATATACCTCTCACTATAGTTCTCTATAGAGATGCACGTACGCACAGTTGCACGTACCAGTAAAACTAGGGTTCTCAGAGGTGGGTGTGCGTATGTGCAGGCATGTGCAACTGCACAGCCACACATACACCTAAATCGCATGGGAGTGCACCTTTCAGAGGTGGGTGTGCAATTCACCATTTCTCCATTGCACATACGTTTTTGTACAAATTTTGCCCAACCAGGCTTATTTTTATTAGGGGACATCTGTTCCTTTCTCTCCTTGTTACCTTTCTTTTTACCAAATATTTTGTCAAAGTTATCATTAAATTTATCACGATCTTTGGAACGATCCCGACTACCTTTTCCACCATGCCACTCTGTCATTTTCTGTTCCTAAATAATTTATCTGCTTTTCTTTGCCAAGACCATTCTAAAAATCTATTCCAAAGACTACCAATCATCTCTTTCATTCTCTCTCCATGTTTTTAAATATATGTTTGATTACTGCAATCGTCCAGCCGTTACCCAGCATTTTAAAACGCTGACTATTACTGACATGATCTGTGTAGTTGTCGGGTACTGTCTGCAACCTCTCGCATTCCAGGGGTGTTAGCTTACGCCAGTAGACTTCGTCTTGGGTTAGGACATTATCTTTTTGTACTGATGTTACAGTGTTTGACTTCTCATCCTTTCTCAGCTCCAACATCTGCTTAGGCTTTTCTTCTTTCCATTCTACCCTGTTGCCTTCATTGTCTATTGATCTTGCTCGATAAGCTCCTGCCAAAACCTTCGGCTCTCTGTTACCACCCTGACAGGTATTAACAGTAGGCGACTTACCATCTTCGCTATAGACTCTCTTAAGTATGTCATGTCCGTTGATGTCTGTTGCAATGCCTACTTGTATGGGCTTGTCACTTGTCTCTATGTATTGCTCAGAGTTACCTGCTGTTAGTGTAGGTGACTTACCATTCTCACTATAGACTCTTTGCTTAGTCTCATAGACACCATCTCTGTATTCGAACTCCATGATACGCTGATCCCATTCTTCTGATTGAATACCTATACACTTCTTTAGATCAAACCAAATGTCATCTCCAGGTATTGCAAAAAAATCTCCCTTCCTAAACCAATGCTCAACATGGGTGTACTTGCAATCCATTTCCTTTGCTATTTGTTTGTTGCCTTTTCCTGATGTATCTTTCGCTGATATTAAAAACTTCTTTAGCTCCTCTATATCAATGTCATGTTTCCTAACCTTAACTTCTTCTACATTCATACCTACCTTGACGGGCTTGTCCACCGCAATAACACCATAAGGAACTCCTTTATACATGTTAGCTGTCAAGCACATACTCTTTTCGCTTTCATCTTTAATATAAATATCTTTTCTTGTCTTGCCACCAGACCACTTATCTGAGCTTCTATTCATATACGCAATGGCTTTGTCTGTTAGGCCTTCTACTTCTCTCGTCTCCAATATATCCCTCAAGACTATGCCTTTTTGCTCGGGTTGGGTGATGTTGGGTATGTTCGTCCAGTAATATCTCTTCCTTGACTGGGCTGAAACAAGACTGCTACATATCATAGTCGGCTCGATACCAAAAGGTATCTCTGGATAACAAGCTGATACCTGTTCGCTGATTACCTGTAAGTATTCTTTCTTCATTCTTACATTCTCTAATAAGAAATACTTTGGTTTGATTTCTTTTAATAGTCTAATGAACTCGAAGAACAACGCTGACCTTGGATCATCAAACGCCAACTGCTTACCTGCCATACTGAATCCCTGGCATGGACTACCTGCAAGAATTAAATCTACATCCATGTAATCCTTTGGATCTAAATTACATACATCCCCTACATAAATGGTGTCAGGATAGTTGGCCTTGCTTACTTCCATTGCATACTTATCTATCTCACTAGCATAATAGGTATCTACTTTGATTCCCATTTGATCTAGGGCTATACGCCCACACGACATGCCGTCAAACAAACTTAATACTTTCATTTCCTATCCTTATAATAAGCATAGATTGATAACAACAATATTCCTATGACTGCTAATAAACTTATATCCATTATTCTTTCTCCTTATAATAAACTCTAACCATATACTTCCTTACTATAGCAACGAATGTAAAGACAGTTACCTGTACCAGTGATGTCACCACCAGGTTTACCTCTA